CCTCAAAGGACTTTGTGACCGCAGATACCTTTGACACCGCAATGAATGTCACAATTGCCGCTGTTATGGATTTAAGGGCGTTGTGAACACCCTCTATAACGCCCTCTATATTTTCTGCGTCAACGCCCATTTTCTCAAAAAGCTGACCAACTGCTGAATCAAATACCTTTGCCGTTTGAGATACAAAGCTCTTTGCAAGTCGCTTTACGTTACCGAAAAATGTTTCTGTCGAACCTATCAGGTCATTGAAAGCCTTATCAGCATCACCACCTGATGTAAGCACACCAAGAAAGTTCTTGGCGGCAGCTTTCATGCTTGCGAATGAACCTGAAAAGGTGGTGCTTGCCTCTTTGGCTGTTGTGCCTGTGATATCAAGGTTTTGCTGAATTGTGTGGATAGCGTTGTATACGTCACTCAGATTATCAATGTTGTATTCAACTCCGCTGAGCTTCTGAGCGTCCTGCAAAAGCCTTTCCATTTCAGACTTTGTTCCACCGTAGCCAAGCTTGAGGTTGTCAAGCATTGTGTAGTTCTGCTTTGCGAAACCTTGATAAGCGTTTTGTATAGACTGCATATCCGAGCCGAATTTGTTGGCGTTGTCGGACATATCCACCATAGCAGTGTGGGCGACATTTGCAGCCTTTTGAGTGTCACCGCCAAGAGATGAAAGCAACGACGCAGAAAAGCTCGTGACGTTCTCCATATACTCGTTTGCACTTACTCCTGCGGTCTTGTAGGCATCCTGTGCGTTCTTCTTGACGATATCAGCATGCTTTTTAAAGAGCGTTTCAACACCGCCAAGAGATTGTTCAAGTGCCGCACCCTCAGTGAATGCAGAGGTGACGACCTTGCTTATAGCCGCTCCCACACCTGCCGCCGCAACAGCTTTTTTGAGCTTTGAGGCAAAGGAGCTGCCTGTTTTGTCGCCTGCCTTGTCGCCCTCGTCGGGCAGGTCTTTGAACAGGTCTTTTATTCTGCCTGTTATGCCCTCTGAGATAGGTATTATCTGCACATATGCGTCCGCAAGCTTAGTTCCTTCCGCCATTACGTTTCACCTCCTATCAGTTCTTGCCTTGCTTTTTCAAATTCTTCGATACTTGTAAATCCTCGTGTCTTGCTCTCACTGTCGCCTAAAAGCTTTGAAACAACAGTTTCGGGTATGTTCACACCTCTTGCACCGTCTTTCGTTTTAGCCCATTGCAGCCACGCAAGCTTGTCATATATCATTGCAGCAAGGAGCGTGTCAAGAGTGACCTTATCCCCCGAGAGCAGCATCTTGCATCGGCTGTCGGGACGCAGACCCATAAAAAACGCCGCCACTGAGGAAAGCGGCAGCGTTTTGTAGTCGTATATGTGATAGACCTCTGCGAGATCGCAGGCAAGCGACATCTCATCACGGCATATCATATGGGCAAGTCCGCAGACAGCCCTCAGGCGTTTTTTGTTTTGTCGCCCTCTGAGCCTTCGCCTTTCAGTATATCGGCGATCTCTGCAAGCATCTTGTTTCTTGACACTATTCCTGTGTCTATATCTCTGCAATGCTCTTTGAGGCTGTCGAGCTGTGCCTTGGAAAGGAGCTGTCTTGCCACCTTGATGACAGCGGCAGTGTCGCCCTCATCTATCGCCACAAGTGATTCAAGCAGCTCCCAGTTGTCAAGAGCCTTATCCTCTATCTCATAGTCAAAACCGCTTTTTGTGATACCTTTAAGCATATGATCTTCCTCCTGTTACTCAGATTTCAGGTGAATGTACTCATAGTGTGAGTTGCCCTTGCTGTCGTTGACGGCTGTCAGCGTGATGTTATAGCCCACTGCGTCAGTGTCTATATACTTGATCTCGCCCAGAGCCGTTACAGAGGCACAAGGGACTACGATACGCTTTAAAGCTCCGTCCTTGAGGATAAGCTCGAAAACATACACGCTCTCCTCGTCAGAGCCGCCGTTCACGGCAACTGTTATGTCCTTGCCCTCAAGTGCAGTTGTGACGTTATCAGAGCCGTAGACAGTTTTGAGCACTTCCTCGTTGAGCGTTTCGATGAGCGTCAGCGTGAATGTGTCACTGCCTGCGTTGGTCATATTGAGCACTACATCTCCGCCCCAGGCTGCTACGTTGCTGTTTGAGCGGTCATTGCCGTTTGAAAGTCCGTCCTCTGAGCAATAGCCAAGGCACTTGAACTCCGCTGCAAGAGCCGATGTTGCGTCTGTCGGCAGCGTTGTGCCTTTAGGTGCACGATATACCGCACCGCCTATCTTAGGCTTGCCTGCGGTAACGTTGTTTGCATTGTTGGTGTTTGACATTGTTATCTCTCCTTTTCGTAATATCGTATGTCGAATACTGCCTGATAGCGGTATCGCTTTGTTTCCTCATCGGTGTAGTTGTAGTCGCTGTTCAGCTTGCAGGATATGACGTCATCAAGAGTCACAGCGTCACGCATAGCTGTCTTGACGGTGTGATTGAGCCTTGCCGCCTCGTAAAGGCTGCCGCCGTATGACTGCACGGCGAGGGTCGCCGAAGATAGTCTGTTTTTCTCAGACGAGCCAAGCTTGTCGATGATGATATACTTCTGCGGCGGCTTTGCAGGCTCTTCCATAAATGCGGGAACGTCAAGGCTCTTGCTCAGATAGCCCAGTATAACTTCTTCTATCATTTTCTCAGCACCGCCTTTAATATGGCATTGTCTTGCTTTGTTTCCTTTCTCGCCTTGTAGGTCACAGCCTTTATGCTTGCGTTCACACGCTTTTTACCTGAATAGGTGGACACCTCGTAGCCGTCACCCAGCCGCTGTGCCGCTTTGTCGGCAAACTCACGGCATATGTTCTCAGCCTCTTTTGAACGCAGCATTTGCCTTACTGCCTTGCGGTCAAGAACTATCTTTACCTTATCCATAGCGTTCCACCTTGACTTTCTTGTTCCAGCTAAGAGGCAGATTTTCTTCGATACCCTCTATCGGGAAACCTATGGTACAAAATTTCCTGCCGAAGAACTCGACCTCTGTGTTTTCCCAAACGTGTGTATCTCCTTTTGGAATTGCAAGGGTGTAAGCTATTCGCTTGCCCGATAAGTTAAGCTCGCTTATAACATCATCAGACGACGGCTCGCCTACAAGAACATTGTCAACAAGCTCCCAGCTATCCTCATAAGTTGGTCTGCCAAAGCCGTCAACGCCTGTCTGCGTTTGCACTTTAAGCTTCACCGAAATTCCCTTTATCATTGTTCTCATAGTCATATACCTCCATAGCTCCCCACCTCTGACGAATGATACCAAGCTCTTTCAATTCGTTTTTGAGAAAATATAAAGATTGTCCTGAATTGAGATAAGTCATTGACACCGAATAGCCCATAGCTGCCTGCGACGCCTGCACAGCAGGTGGTGCATTATCAGCCGAACAGTCAAGACTTCTCACAACAGCCTTTGAGATTATCGCCTTTACTGTCAACGCATAGTCTTCATCACTTGTCACAAGGGCATTGACATCAACGCCGTAACGCTTGCCTATAACACGAAGCTTTGCGCAGGCGGTCTCGATAAGACTATCCGCCGCCTGCTGCTCCTGTGATGTAAGCTTTCGTCCGTATACTGCTATGTCGTCGATAGTGGCATAAACGCTGCTCATTCTGTTGCCTGAACGGCCTGAACGGCTGCAAACGCCTTAGGGTCAAGGATAGCAAAGCCGATATAAGCCTCTGTTCTGAGATACACCTCATTGTGACCTTTCAGATCTCTGCCTGAGTTATCAGGGTCGCCATATGGAATGACCTCCAAAGGAAGTTCCTTAGCATAGCCCCACTTAAAGGCTCTCGCAAAGTCGCCCACGATAGCTCTGTCTGTACCCTTATTGAAGTTTACAGTGGAGTTGACGTCACAAGCTGTGCCATTGAGATTGCCTGGATTTGCACCAAGACCAAACTCAGGATACTGCTTTACGCCGTTGACCTTGAGCTTTGCAAGTGCAGAGGCAAAGTCCTTTGAAAGTGCAAAGCCTGTTGCCTCGTAGTCGTCAAGCAGAGCAATAGCGTCTTCAAGATTGCCCTCAGGGTCTGTGCTGTCAAAATCGACCTTTGCACTATTGTCAGCTACCGCCTTGTCGATATAGTTATTATCCAAAGCAGCGACAACAGTTTTCTTTCTTGGATTGATTCCGTGAAAACCAAGAATGTCGATAGCACGAGCAAACTTGATCGCTGCACCCTCTGCAAATGCTTTCATGACCTCAAGCTTTTTCTCGTCTGTTCCATAGATGAACTCGTCACTGAAGCGTGCGCCGTATTCGATCTTGAGCGGACGCATTGTTACCTTGCCGAGCTTAGCACTGCCTGCGGATTTAGCCTCGCTTTCACCGATAACGTCCGCCTCATCGTCCATAGAGAAAACGAAATAGTCGTTGCCGTTAAAAGATACAGGATCTCTGCCGCTGAGCTTTGCAAGGGAGGAATGACCCTTTACTGTTGAAAAAATGCTTGTTACTGTTTCAGGCTCAAGAAGTGTGCCTCTCTTAATTGTTTCTGCCATGATTATTCTCCTTTCAGCTTTTCAAGTGTTCTTCTAAGTGCGTTTTCCGCACTGTTTTTGCTTGGGTCGCCCTCTGCTCTGAAATCAGGGGCATTGTGTGATGTCTTGAAATATTTTGACATCTTTTCTGCATCGGCTCTTATAGACTTCTCGTCCTCACCGCTGAGCCTGTCGGAAAGCTCCGCGGGAAGTCCATACTCCTGTGCGGCTCTCAGTTTGCAAAGGCTCTGTTCAGCCGCCTTGCCCTTTGCCGTAAGGTCTGCTATAGTGGTTTCATAGCCCTTGACCTTTTCTGCCATATCAGCAGGGGAAACATATCCCTCAAACTGCTTTGTGACAGCATTTGTGTTTTCCTCCAGCTTTGCATTTACTATCTTGTCAAGCTGTTCCTGCGTCGTGACAGGTTCAAATTCTTCTGCCATAATATCATTCCTTTCAAATATCAGTAGCTTATCTTTTGCTTTTTCTTTTCTTTAGCGTTCGCACAGCTCCAATGTGCAAGCACCACCGACTCTAACAGCGAAATGTCAGCACCCTCCATAATAGAGCTGTAACCAAAACCTCCGCCTGAGCCTATGGCTCTGTGTTCGCAATTTGAAACAGCCTGCTCAAGTGCAGGTTGTTCTGCGTGGCATATCTTATCAGCAAACAGACTTTGCTCAAACTGAGCTGACGCCTGCACCACCTCAGCAACCTTTGGCAGCACAGCCTTGCACTTAACTCCTGCGTCTTTCATATCACTTTCAAGCACAGCCTGTCCGTTTGCACCGTCTATGGTCACTTGCCTTGCGTGAGGATTTCTGAGATATGAGATTATCCAGCCGTTCCCCTCTCGCACAGGGCGGCAGTCGATAGCTTCAACGAATATTTTGCCGTCAGAAGTTTTAACAGCAACTGCAAGAGAAACATTTGCCGTATATCTTGCATACTTAACACCGAAGAACAGTTCAGGCGTGCCTGAAAGTTTTGGTGCTGTATCAAGCTGATAGTTATGCCATTCCTCCCGGCTTATAGCGGACTTCTGATTGTATCTTAACCACAGACCTAAACGCTGAATATTATCGTCTGTCTGGTCTTTGCCAAGCTCTGAACGTATCTTACGCTCGGTTAATATCGTACCGAGTGAGGGATTTGTTTCATACCAAAGTTCAGGGTCATGTGCGTCAGCCATTTCAGGTATGCTCCACTCTGCCCAGCCGCTGTCAACGTTAGTTCCGCTAAGCGTATCACGGCGGTACTGATAGAACACAGTTCCAGATGATACCGCAGTGGGAGGAGTGCCGCACATCAGTGTCTGAGGGTTTGCAGAATCGGTAACAACGTATTTCAATGCACTTTCTTGGTCAGCCGTGTACTCCTGAGCCTCGTCTATAACGAGCAGGTCATAGCCCTCACCAAGTCCCCCTTTTGATGACCGTGTACGGAAGTTGATAAGACCTCCGTCATTATCTTTGAGCCACTCGATACGTTCAAGGCCAAACTGTTTTGTGCTCTTGAAATCCTCTTTTTCGGTATATCCTGCCTTTGCAAGACGTTCAATGACCTTTTCCCATGCGTTGTGAGAGGTGGTCGTTCTGTGTGCCGTATAAAGAACACGCTCTCCGTGGATAAGTCCCCAGAGAGCACGCATTATAAGTATTTCAGATTTTCCGTTACGTCTTGGCACGCTGTAGCCGTATTTCATATGCGTCCACAATCCCTCGTCATTGGTCGCCATTATGTCATATAGCTGTATTTCCTGCCATTCCTGAGCAGTTCTGCCTGTGCTGTTATATAACTCTACAGCCTCGTTGCCCTTAGTCTGCTCATAAGGCAGGACAAGGGCTGTGGTGGGGGTCTGCCTGCCGACTCTCTTATCCTCAATAGTGGATTACCTCCTTTAGGTACGAAAAAAGCAAGATCGGAAGAGCACACGTCTGAACTCCAGTCACT